GCGCCTTGTAGTAGAAGCCATTGGGCGACGTCGGCTGCATCTCACCGTTGATGCTGACCACGGTATTCGCTGTCCATTTCGTCGGTGACTGCAGCCAGTAGTGATACGTGGTGACGTTGCCCGATCCATCCGTGAATCCCGCCACGACGTAAAGGAAGCCAAGGAACGGCTTGGCGAAGTAGATTTTGGTCAGCGTACCGGTATAGCCTGGCACGGGATTCACCAGCACCGCATTCACGTACAGCGAGTTAGTCATGGTGACCGGCGTCTGGCTGAAGACGTAAAGCTTGCCAGCGAACGGTGTGAGGCCAATGGTGCCAGCGGGAAGCGTGGTGCTCCACGTTGTTCCATCGCGGCACGTCGGCGCACCGCTTGCGTCCACGTAGCCATTGGTCAATTCGTACAGCGCATCCTGTGCAGCGCCGCCCTTGATGCGCAGGCGCGTCATGCCGGCATCAAGACTGGATAGAACGAGCGGTCGAAGTGGCATTGCTTAGGTACCTGCCATCTTGGGGGGAATGGCGTTGATCACCACACCGGTTCCCGGCCATAGCCGTGTGTTCGCGTCCGTGCCGGCGATTAGCTTTTTGAGGTACAGCTCAAGCGATTGCACCGCAGCCTGTGCCACGGCTTGCTTGCCGTAATGAACACCCACATCGGCCACGGCCTTCAGATAGATCGCATGCGGATCGATGGTGGTAACGTCCAATGGTTGCGTGAACCGGCGCAGCGCGAAATCACCGACGATGCGCATCTGCCAGGTGTTGTCGGACGGCGCCGGCCAAATCTCTATGCACTGCTTGACTTCGTAGCGCTGCGGAATGGCCTGAATCTTCGAGGTGTACATCGTTGGCGGGATGCCTTCCCACAGCGGCTGCCAGACGTTGTCGCCGCGGCTGATATACACGCCTTTGATCTCGCGTGGGTCCAGCGTCTTCGAGCAGATGTCGGTGTTGTTGGCGCTCGGCGGGCACTGAGCGATGGGGTTAATGGAACCGTCGTCGATGAACGACAAAGCGTTATTCACATAAGCCATGAACGACAGCATGGTCTCGCCATACGGACCGGTGGCCGCCATGCGATAGACGTTGATGCCTTTGATACCCGGCGTGTTGGCGAAGGTCAGCGTGATTTCGCCGGTTGCCGATAGCGTGACGGTCGTGAGCGGGCTTGGCGTGGACTCGCCATTGTCGTTCACGTAGGTATAGGCGTACTGGTACGTGTTGGCGGCCAATGTGCCGGTGCCCGTGGTGGGTACGGCTGCTGGTGCATTGGGCGCCTGAATCAGCATGCTCGTGTTGGCAATGCTGGCATTCCAATCGTAGAAGCGGATGCCTTGTTGAAGCTGCCAGGTGAACCAGCGCTTCAAGCGAAAGCACTTGTACATTCGATATAGCTCGTTCTGCGAGTCTTCTAGGAATGTGTTGATCGTTTCGGCCATGCCGGGGGGAGGTGTCGGCATCGCGGCCATACCAAGACGAACCAGCACGCGGCGCTGCATCTGATCGAGCGTGTAGGTAGGGAAGCCCTCACCAGGATCATCGTTCATGTCACACGCACAGTTGTACTGCGTGAAGATAAACAGATTGACCGTGGCTATAGGACTCGTATTTCCGCCGTACGTAGCGGTGTACGTGAAGCTATCCGGCACCATCGTGGTGCCAAGCGTTGGTGTGTAGATGAAATGCGTTCCATCGGCGCTGATGGTGACAGTCCCTTGGGTGGGTTGCGTCACTACCGTGAGCATGTAGCCCTGAACAGGCAAACCATTGGCAAGAATCTGTGGAGTGATTGGTATGCCAGATGATTCGTTAGGAACCTTTACCGTAAGGCTGGGTGCTACTGGAATTGTGGCGATTACCAAAGGCACAAAACCAAGATAGTTACCCGCTGAAAGCGTAACGCCACCTGTGTTGTAACCGTTGATGCCATAGCGGTGAACAGGGGTGGGAGATAGCGGAGCGTTATAGTAAACGCCGGTTTCTTGCACGCTGTCGACGCTGTAGTACACGCCAAACGTGATGGCTACTGGGTTATAGATGATCGGTAGGTTGTACTGCGCGCCTGTGAACGCATATTGCGGCTCGATCTCAAGCATTGCGCCAAACGGAACAGTCGTCGTTGGACCGGTATACGCAAGCGTCACTTTCCCGTTAGTGTCCACAGCAAGCTGCAATGGGAAGCTATTCGATCCGTAAACACCCGTGAAGTTCTGCGTGCTACCCATCGTCATCGCAAAGCGATAGACGTTTGAAGCCATCGTCACGACGACATTGCAAGGCCCTACGGAAAACGGGTTATACAAAGTCGTCATGCAGGTGCTCCGGTTCTCAAGAAAAAGGGCCGGCCACTGCCAGCCGGCCCCGAATTACAGCGGCGAGATTGCTGGGGATCTACTCCCCAGCGCTCCCGCTTGCGCCGCTGCCAGCCGCGCGTTGCTTGGTGGAGCGTTCCCGCTTCAATGGTTCGTTGACCACGACGTGGGATTGCTGAGTCGTTGCGGATGCCTCATCGAGAGCCTTGTACGGCAAGCCCGTCGATTTGGCGAAGTCCTTCAGGCGAGGAAACAGTTGCTTGATGACGTCTTCCTGTTCACGCGTCTTGTATTTGTTCCTGAGGTACTGAAAAGCGATGGCCGCGTTGTGCGGGTAATCGATGAAATGCGAGTTCAAGACTTTGACGCTTTCCGGTCCATGGATCTCGCGCAACACATCGATCTCCCACTCCGGAACGTCCACCACGGTGCTACTACCGGGCTTCATGGTGACCAGGGCTTCGATGTACTCGATCTCGGTCGAATACTCCGGAGCGATTTCGTCATCTTCGTCGCGAATGGATGGTGCTGCCGGTGGAACCGCCGCCTCTTTCGAAGCGGCGTTTTTGAAGCTCTTGGCAGCGCTCTGGGTAGAGGGCATGTTCATGGTTACTTGATACCTTCGAGGTTGATGGTGACCGTGCCCGTCCCTGCGGTCTGGACGTTGACGGCAATCCATACCGGCAACTGGATTTCCTGACGAAGGGGCGATGCCGAGTTGAGTGTGTACAGAACCTGCCAGCTCGGGTCGTTGGTGGGCGGCGGCGTCGGATTGCCCTGCGGCAGATCGCTACCCATGATCTGCACTACGCCGGCACCGCCGACAGCGGCAGCAAGGGTGAGCCACGCATTCCGATTGCGGCCGCCTTCGAAGGGCGATACCTGCAAGAGTTGTCCAGCCTGTTGGCCAGTAGCCGTGATGCTCAGGGCATTGGCGATGTTGATCAGATTGGTCGTGTTTGCCATTGCCTTGTCCTCACTGAATGCTCATGACGGCCATGGAGTTGCGCTTGTTGGCACACAGCGCGTAATCGCACGTCACGCCAAAGTAGTGCGTGAAACGGTCGTACATGCGCGGCGGCTTGCGGCGGACCATCCAGCGGCCCTTGACGTTACGCAGCTTCAGCGACTTCGACTGTAGGAAGTAGCAGCGCTTGGTCCACGGATAGGTGATCGGACCCAGGATCGTATCCAGTTGATCCATGGTCGGGTCCCACACCACCGGCACATTCTTGAAGTACAGCACTTCGACGCCGCCAGCCATGTCGGGGGACTTGTCTTCCTTGACGATCAGCATGCGAGTGATTGTGGCTTGGCACTCGATACGATAGGCATCGTAGAACTTTTGACCGCAGAAGATGGCATCCGGCTTCATGCCGCCATACAGCGTGCAGGCACGCCACATGATTTCCATCTGGTTCATCAGCGTACCGGGCGTGCCGGTGCTGATGCCCATGGATGCGTTGTTCTGCCAGAACGTGTACACGGCCGGGTCCAGACCGCCCACCACACCGGTGCCAGGCGTGGTCGAAACGATGGCATCCAAGCCAGGCGCGGCCAACGCGTTCTGCGAACCGTTCTGGTGCATTTCCAGATCCCAGGACTGCTGGAAACCCAGCTTCAGGATCTCGTAGTTCTCGCGAAGGATATCGACGATCTGGATGGCTTCCGCATCCGTCATCTCGGCATCTTCGTCGTCCGTCATGTTGATGCCGTTGTTGGCGAGGTCCGTCTCGTTCAGCGAGAAGCCGTCGAAGGCTTCGTAATGCTGGTACGGCGCCAAGCGAACGGAATCGCGGCGGTTGTAGGTGACCTGCTGGTCGCCCGTGTAGTTCTGGTAGTTCGAATCGTTGGCGATACGGACCTTCTCGTTGAAGATGCCGTTACCGAAGATGGATTCTTTCTTCTTCTCGATCAGCCATTTCATGAACGGCTTATCGTGGTTGATCTGGTCGATCGGGTCGCCCTGGGCGTACGACATCAACTGGTAGTTGGCGCCCGCGACGAGCTGCTGTGCATTCAACGGCATGGCCGGAATCCTCGAAGGAAGGGATGGGAAAGACGGAAAACTTCCGTTCTACCGATCCACGTTCGAGGGCACGAGGCTCGTACTGTGCTGGCCGGCGCGACTCGGCCTTACTGCTACGTGGCGTTACGGCGCGGATGCTACAGCCATCTGTGGAGTCTTTGTCAAGCGCCAGACGAGCAAAGCCCCCGAAACCGTCTCACGACGCGGGGGCTTTACGGACTCACATGGGTGGTATGGCGGGATTGATCTTATTCGCGATGCGTGGCGGATTCAACCCCATACCGGAACGCTTCCAAGTCGTTCTTGAATTCGGTCCTGGCTACGCCGTTGCTGCTCACGTTGTTGCCGCGATTGGTAACGGCCGTGGGCCGCACGCGCGTCTGCGGAGAAGGTGCTGGCGCCTGCGCCACCGGATTGGGAATGGCGTTGTAGGCATTGAGCACCGCCGCATAGCGCTCGCTCCACGGCAATCGCTTGATCGCCTCGAACTGGCCGGTCTGCGCAAGCACATTGAACTTGTGCGCAAAGTGCGGATCGTTGCGCTTGAGGCTTTCGCTCAGGATGTCGATGTCGGCGCGTGCCTTGGTTTCGGCTTGCTGCTCCTGCTGCCGCTGCATGGCCGCACGTTCATTGGCCTGATCCGATGCCGTCCGATTGGCAGTTCCGGTTCGAAGTCGCGCCAGCTCCAAGGCATGCTCGCGGGTCATGTCCATCGCTTCCACGGCTTGCTTCAAGTCGGGATGCTTTTCCAGCGGATCGCCGGTAACGCCTTCGATGTGCACACCGTGACGTTCTAGCACGACGCGTGCTTCCTGAATCATCATCTGCGCTGCCTGGACCTGCAGCTCCGGTTTGCCGGTGTTCATGGCACTGATGATCTGCATAGCGCCTTTGAGCTGCTCCGGCTGCGCGCCGGCGTCCATGATCATCTTCTCGTAGCCGAGGCCAACCGAGGCGTCACGCAATAAGGCATCCAACTGATTGGCATCTTTGACGTTGACGCGTCCCAGCACTTCCATCATCGGCCTGGTGGTTTTGATTTCTCCCGCCATTTCTCGAAAGCGCTCGGCGGACTTGCCTTTGAGTCCAAGGCCGGTGATTTCCTTTTCAAGCTCTGCATCGGGCTGTTTTTTCGCCGGATCGCCTTGCCGATTTGGGTCAGCTCCGTCAGTAGGCTTTGCAGCTTCGGGTTGTTTGCCGCCTTTTCCGGGTTGGGTGGAAGCATCGCCAGGTTTTTCTTTCGGCGTGGCACCGTCAGGCTCCTTTACTTCGCCCTTGGCGGCTTGCTTGAACGCATTGACCTCGGCAGCTTCGCGCTCTTCTGCCGATGACGTAGGAGCGGTCTTACCACTACCGGAAGACCCATTGCCGTCAGCATTCCCTGCACCGTTTTGGATGCTCTCACCCTCTCCTCCCGGGTTACTTCCTGTCGATACGCCATTGGTTGAATCCTCGGTGTTGGTGGTGTCTTCGCCTTCAATGATCATAGGTTTCTCTCTGGCAGCGGTTTAAGCCGGCATTCCCGGCGTGATCGGTTGTTGCGGTGTTGGCATAGGGAGGGGATTCGGATTGACCTCGCTCGGGTTCTTCGACTCCGGCGAGCGTGTCTGTACGTTTTTGGACTTGATCTCAGTTGGCGGGTCGCCGGGAAGCGGCAGCGCACCTTTGACCATCTCTTGGATGATCGGTAGTGGCACCTTCGGATAGCACGCCTGGATCAATGCTTGGGCGGCCGGCGCAGCGATGGCCTTGGCACGGCAATCGACCAGGATCTGAAGCATCGCCTGGGCCTGGGCACCGGCCAGGGCTGTGTCCTGCAGTGGTGGCTGTGGCGGCTGGACTGGCGGCGGTGGCTGCCGTGGTGCATCGGGAATGAAGCGCGTGGGGTCCATGCGGTCACCGGTGCGGCGTGCCGTCTCAAGCACCACTTGTTCAATGCAGTCGGCGATTTCCTCGGGCGTCGATTTGCGCAAAGCGCCGATTTCCTTGATCGCTTCCTTGAGCTGCGGCAGGAGGGCGGCCCATGCTTGCTGCTGCAGCGCCGTAGCGGGCGCACCGCTCGATCCGGCCGTCACCTTGACACTAGCCATAACCTGCATGTCTTGTAGCGAAAGCCCTTCCGGCCACAGCGCCCAGGGTCCAGCGGCTTCAATGGCATCCTCGGTGCTCCACGCCTGCAGAAGCTGCTCACCGGTGTACTGCGCCAAGTCATTGAAAACGTCGTCCAGATCATCGGTGCGCTTGGACAAGCGCGTATGCGTGCCGGCGCTCTGCTGCTCGGTATAGGTCGCCGTCTGCGGTTGGCTGCTGGCGCCAACCTGAGCGACTGGCGCAGCGCCCTGAAGCGCTTCATCGATGCCCCATATGCGGTTCAGTTCGCCCACCACATCGGACGTATCGTACAGAGCCGCATCCACGCCGTTGTAGGCCACGGGCGCAATGATCGTGTTGAGCGGCTGATCTGGATTGGTGGTGTCAATGCCCACCATTTCCCCAGTGTCGGCGCGTGCAATCTTGGCGGCTTCGTGCGCAGTCAACTGGCTACGAGCATAGACCGTCTTCGGAACGGATCGGCGCTTGACGGTGCGCTTCTTGGTGCGCGTGTCGTTGTATTCGTCCAGCAGCGTGTCGGAGCGTGAGATGTAACTCACCGGATGGCGTTCGCCGTCCACGATGCCGATGGCGTAGAGGAAGAACGGGATGCCGCGGGTGGACTTCACTTCCGGTACGAACGGCGGTTTGGCGTACATTGTCAGGCCGTCGATCAGGGTGATCACGTTGCCGCTGATGCGATCCCATATTTCGGTGACCTTTACGCAGGGGTCAGAGTGCGTAACGCCTTCGCTTCCAGTGGAATTGGACTGGCGGAAGAACTCGGCGTCTTCAGCCTTGACCTCGCGATCTTCCGGGAACTGCGCTTCCGCCGTAGTCGATGTGGTATCGCGCCGAGGCTTCGGCTTGACGGGGTAATACTTCGTCGCCTTGTCGATCTTGTCGGCGATATCCGGGTAATCGGCCTTGGCACGGTCCAGACGCGGATAGGTGTGGTGTGCAATCCATTCAGCGTCTTTGTAGTCGGCAATGGATGACACTTCCGTAGAAACTTGGATGTTCTGCTGCGGCACGTTCTCGATGAGGAATCCGCGTTCCAGTGTCACTTCATCCTGGGCGTTGAGGCCATCAATGGTCTGACGAATCTCGGCCAGTTTGGCGTCTTTCTGCTCGGCCGAAAGGTTGCCGCTTGCCAAGTCTTCCTTCATGGCCTGAAGATCGGCCGCTTGCTCCATCAAATCCTGGATCTGGCGCTGCGTCGTTGGATCTTTGCCCTTGCGCTCGAACCAGGCTGCTTTTATCCAACCCGCGCCTACGCTGATGGCGCCGTTAACCAACTTCTTGCCGCGTACTTTGAGGTTGGCCTGTTCCCAGGTCTTCTGGATGGCGATGGTCAACGTGTCGGCGAACTGTGTCGCGTTGTCGCGTTGCCGCCGGTAGGGTGACATCACCTGTTCGACCAGCGCCTGCACTTCCGGATCGTTATCCGGGATGTTGGTCGGCGGCTGCATCTGCGTAGCATCTCCGGCACCAGGCGGCGGCGGTTGTGGCATGCCTGGTTGCCCGGCGCCTTGCTGGCGGAGCAAATACGTACCGCGATGCGCCAATCCGGCCAACTGATCCGGCGACAGGTTTTGCGCGAACTGCTTGCCAATGGCCGCAAGATTCTGCATGCCTCCGAACTGCTGCTGGCGCTTCTGCAGGACCTGGTTGATGGACTTAGCCAGCACTTCCTTCTGTGGCGGCGGCTCGGTCAGCTTGGAAGGATCGACTTCAACGGTCGGATTGCGGGTGAACAGGAACGATTCGAGGATATCGACGTAGGTCTGCGCGATGGGGACGATGACTTTGAAACGGGGCTTTTGGCCTGAAAGATAGCGCCGATCACGAGCAATGGAACGCCGGAATTCCTTGTCGAATAAGGCCGCTTCCTTGAGCCGCTTGTGCCATTGCGCACAGCACGCGCGCTCGGTCTGATCGGACGCCATGGTGTCAGCATCGGCAGCCTGTTCAGGCGTCTGCATGCCGTAGCTGGTGGTGTCGCTGGAAAGGTCGGCCATGTCGGTATCTCGCGTCAGTCGTCGTAGGTGTCGTGGTCAAGGCTGTCCAGCGTGACTCGGTGCTCGGTGTGCGCCCGGCTCCCCACCGCTGGCGCTTCCTTGCGCCGTGGGTCATCCTCACGGACGGCATTGGACATCTTTTTCAGGCCGCGCGCCAGAAGCGAGCAGACGTCTACCATGTCGTCGGTGTCGTTCGGACTGCCGGAGAACTCGCAAAGCTGATTGACTAGGCGCTCCACCCAGGCCGGCTTGGAGCCATCCTTGTTCAACGGCAGATAGACCATCCCTTCGGCGCACAGCGCGGCAAAACCCAGGGCGCGATCTGCCTTGCTGCCAGCGCTGGCGAGCGGCGTGCGAAGCACATGCACGCCACGCTTGCGCATCAGGCGGCTGATGGTCGAATCCAACGCGCGAAGGATGACGCCCTTTTCCTCGAACCAACGCCCCGGCTCATTGCGCTTGACGATATCGACGAAGCGCGACACCCACACAGAAGGGTCTTCCTGACCGCTCCACCAGTCCACGAAGAAGAAATTGCCGTACTCGTCCAGGCCGGCCACGCCAAACTCGGTCCAATCGGGCTTCGTGTTGGTGGCTACAGCATCGACTGTGGCGAAGTCGCTGGCGCCATACAGCCGCAATGCCGAAGGCTTCTCGTGAGGGTAGTAATACTTGAACCAGTCGCGCTTAAAGATGATGCCACCGGTAGAGCGCAGCTTCCCTTCCCAGATGTGTTCGTAGAGCGCGTGGTCTTTCTTCTTGTCCTTGAGGCGCTCGATGTTGTTGGCCTTCGTGAACCAGGGATTGTCGCGCCAGTTCATCTCGATCACCAGCGCGTCTTCGTCCTTGTTCGCTACGAAGCGGTCATACACGTAGTCGGTTCCGCGCGTGGGATTGAAGGTGAACCAGATTTCCGAATCGTCCTTGCGGACGGTATCGATGAGCATTTTCATGCCCACGCCCCCGACCGATTGCGCTTCTTCTACCCAGGCGATGTCATAGCCTTCGTACGACTTGATCGACTCGGCGCTGTGCTCGCGTAGGCCGATGAAGGTGAACACTGTGCCGGTGACGCGGTTGACGATCTGATTGGCTTGGACGTCGTACCTATGCGTCAGGCCAAGCTTGGCAATGTAGTGCTTGAGCAGCGCGTGGCTCGATTCCTTGATCGACGACTGCGTTTCGCGTACGCACAGAATGCGCTTTGTGCTCTGGTCGCCAATGACCAGTAGCAGCTGAGCCACGGTGTGCGACTTGGCTGAGCCACGTCCGCCGTGGATGACCTTGAAGCGCTTGGGTTGAAGAAGACCGGTGAGCTTTTCCGGTATCTGGACCGGCACGAGCCGAAAGAATTCCTCTTTGCGGCTCATTCTTCTTCGTGGTCGTTAATTGACGGGTCCGCCGCGTGCATGGGTTTGACGGGCGTGATCTCGAACTTCGAAGGCACCAGCGGATGGTCCTCATCGCCTTCGATGATGTTGCGCGGCTTGTAGCGCCGGTTGATGGCTTCGACGCGCTTGAAGATCACGTGGATACGGAGTCGGTCGCGCTTGACGTCCTGGCGATACTGCGAGCGCTGCGCCGCCGTCGTGTGGCCGTAGGTGAGCGGCTGGATGCCGTCAGCGATTCGCTGAGCCTTGAGCACATCCAGCGCGCAGCCAGCGTCGAACGCGTCGTCGATAGCCTGGTCCCACTCGGGATGCATCTCGCGCCATTCCGTGAGCGTCTGCTTGGGAAGCTTGGGCACCATGGTGTTGCGGATCGTGACCAGCTCCACGCCACCCTGGGCAAGGCACCGGCAGATGTGATCCACGGCGCGCTGGCGCTCTTCGTCGGTGAACTTGCGTAAGCCTGGCTCGCGCCAGTGGAACGGCTTGAGCGGGTCGACGTAGTCAGGATCCGGCTTGGGTGAGGAAACGCGCGTGGACGAGTTCGCTGAGCGGTCGTGGCTCGCGGCCTTCGGCTTGCGCTTGCCTGGCTTCGAAGGCTTCGAGGGAGCGGAGCGCATCCGCTTTGAGCTGCTCGCGGTACTGCCTTTGGAGGTCGCTTTCGCCCCTGGGGTGCGCTTCGCCGGGTTCTTGCGTGTGGCCTTGGACATCGACGTAGAACCTGGCTCGGTCGGGATAGCGCTCTGCCTGCACGAAGCCCCTACGGACGGATGAAGCGATCTGAGTCATGAACAGGCGCATCGTTTGGCAGCGGCGCGGAACTTGGTGGTAGGGCTATCGGTTGAGGATTCGGTTGGCCTTGGCCCGGATCACAGCGGCCTGGGCTTCGGAGAGGTTGCCCTTTTCGACCTGCTGCGTCGCGCGGGCCTTCGCGTTGGCGGCGTGAGCCTTGTCGGGCATCGGGTACTTGCGCTCCTTGGGCAGCCCGAACACGGCGTCGCTGAGATTGTTCCGGTGCTCGCTGGTTAGCTCGGCCATGTGACGGACCCTTCACGGGGTGGATTTGCGCGGAGCCTACCGCCGAGCCGGGGCGGTTTGCAAGTCCGCCTTAGGGAAGGCGATACCCCACTCGCCCAGTTCGAGGGTTTCGTCGTAGACCACTGGCTGACCGAACAGCTCCATCAGCAACACACCATCCTTGCCGGTGAGCCAATCGCCAGTTTGCTTGGAGACACGCCAGCACCAGGCAATGTCCTTGAAGCCGACTGACGACGCCAGCGTGCGCTTCATCTCGCGCATCCGATCAGTCATGCGGTACAGATCAAGATCGTTCATCGCATCGCCTCCAAGTTCTTCGGCATCGCTGGCGGCTCATGCCAGCAGATCACCGCATTGTGTCCCAGCCACCGCCCATTGATGCACCAACCCATGTCTGGACGGTAGTAACCCATAGCCATCAACTCGTAGCCGCGCGTGATCACGATGTACTCGCCTTTCGGTGGATTACCGGTGCGCCATGTCATGACTGAAATGCTCTACGTGCGAAGTTGATTTTCAATCGACGTAGCTTCATGCGTTCAAGTCTTTCGTACGCACCAGGACGAACCTTGCGCGGCATACGGGCAATGATTCGCTTTCCATCAAGCACACGACGAAACTTCTTCATTGTTCGCATGTATTGCGGACGTTTGTTCTTGCGTAGTGGCTTGTACTTCACGACGCTAATCCCTGGTTACGGATAAACGCCGAGAGATACTTTCCCGTTGCCTCATCGTCCTTGAAGCCCATGCATCGCACGCCTGTTCCTTTGTCGTCCTGGCACACCATGGCTATGGCGAATCGTTCGTTCTCCGGCGAGATGCTGATGTACTCGATAAGCTCCTGCAGCATGCGCACCATCGCTGCTTTGTGCTGATCGGGGAATGACACGATGTTGTCGTTCATGCGAACAATCCTTCCTGCACGAGTGGCGTTGGATCTTTCATCACCTCAAGCGTGACACGCGCGCCGTGCTCGTCCGGCGACATGCGCTCAAGAATCATCAATCGAATCTGTTTGTCGTCGTGCCACACGATGCCGTTGAGCGCATCGCTGAGCACCTTCTCGCAGTTGCCGACGTCCAAGCACTGCACACTCATCTCCCATCCGTCTGGGTCTTTTTGAGCACGCTTGGCCCAATCCTGCGGCCGATTAGGATACAGGCGCATGCGCACATACACCCAGCCATCAAGCGGCTTGCTCAAGCCAGCAACCATCAGCAGCTTGCGTACCGTCGCGATGTAGCTTTTCGCTTCATCGCTGCGCGTCACGATGGCGCGGCTATGTCCCTTCGGAACAAAGCTTCGCCAGTAGCGATTAGAGCTCACTGGATACGGAAGAACGATCACGCGACCGATGTAAGACGGCGCGTTCATAGCTTCGCGTTCCGGCGATTGACGAACTTAGTAAGCACGGAAGTCATAGCCAGTTGCACATCGCGACTCCAAGCATCAGACACAGGTGCCGAATATGGTGTTTCAAAATGGCTGTACCACTCGATAAAAGCACCGTGTACCTCATCTGCAGTAGGCATCTCCAATTTCGCGCGCGCGACCGGGACGTCGATCGGTTTTGCTTGCTCTGCCAGTCTGCGTGCAGATTCTTGCTTTTGTGCATTAAAAGCTTGCGATGTAACTGATCGACACCTTGGACAATTGCAGTACTGATGATAAACCCACATGAACTCCTGAGCAGCATAGATGTGCGGAATCTGACTCTCATGCGTCTGTACTCCTTGTTCTGCCGCTTGGCCAACTGCGCCACTATTCGCGCTGGATTCTATTACGCCCCGATCAAACTGCTGCGGCGAAACATACTCGGTTTTGTACAAACCGACTCCGCCTAGCACTGCATCACGCATAGCTTTCTGCATAGCAGTCTCATTCGATCCATCCGCCCTCTCGTAGCACTCCTGGCAGATGACGGTGCGATTTCCATCAAGATCAGCATCAATGGCGTTATCGAACATATCCGTCGTCTTATGCATCCATTTCCTGCACGACGGACATTCGACGTAATTGGCTTTGTTGACGATAGGCATGACTCACTCCTGGTAGGGATTGGATGATGGAGGCTTACGGCCGAAGTTTCCGAATCCTTGCTGACGTTGTTCAACTTCGACGTAATCGCGTGGAAGGAATCGCATGTGTGCGTAATCAGCATCAAGCGCGATGCTTCCGGTTTCTCCATTGCGTTGCTTGTCCAGAAGCAACACGAGTTCGTTGCGCTTGTGTTCTTTGGGTCGCCACAGAAACATCACGACATCAGCGTCCTGTTCGATGGATCCACCGCCGCGAAGTTCTGCGAGCGTAGGACGTTTTCCATCAGCATCACGATTGAGCTGGCTCAGGCATAGCAGCGGGACATTGAGTTCTTTCGCTAGCCGCTTGAGCGCTCCCGTGACGATCTGGATGGCTTCCGTGGTGGTTGGTGCTTTCGGCAGCGTGATGAGCGTGAGGTAATCAATCACGATCAATCCAAGTCCCGATGTTGCATGCACCTGGCGAGCACGTGCAGAGATTGCTTCGACGGTTAGTGCAGGTGTTTGGTCGATCTGGATGGGTAATGCGTTGATCTCTGCGCTTGCTTCGAATAGCCGGCGAAAATCGTCGTTGTTGAGAAGCTTCGGCTGGCGAAGACCTGTTGCATTGACGCATGCTACGTGCGCTTGCACACGGTCCGTTAGCTGTGTTCCGGTCATCTCCATCGAGAACACGAGCGTATGCACTTTGTGCCGTGCCGCATTGATGGCGATCTGCATCGCCTTGGCAGTCTTGCCGACGGATGGACGTGCAGCTAGCACGATGAGATCACCAGGCTGCAGACCATCCGTGAGATCGTCCAACTCCGGCAAGCCTGTGGGAATACCAGTGAGTTCCTGATCTGCATTGACGCGCCGTTGAAGCTCTACCGTGGACTCGCGCAGGTATTCGCGGATGTGCTTGACGCTTCCGGCATGCCGCGGTGCGCAGGTCGCCAGAATGCGCTGAGCTTCCACGAGAGCATCAGGCCCGGAGAGCTGTGCAATCTGTCGGCCGGCGATTTGGATGCGGCGAGCTTGCGCTTGCTGCGAAACAAGTTCGGCATAGGCGCGAACGTTGCTGATGCGCCAGCCTTCGGAGTTGGCCACATCCAGGGCAAACGGACCGAGTACGCGAGGCTCAAGTTCGGTGATGGTCACGGCATCGAACGCGGAGTTCGTACGCGCCAGTTCGCGAATCATCGCGTAGAGCTTCGCAAGACGTCCATCCGCGAAGTCTTCCGGCACGAGGATGTCAGCAACACGCCAATAGGCTTCCGCGCTGCACAGACACGCACCCAGCACCGCATGTTCGGCGTTGAGGCTCATGCGTCACCCCGCAGACGATCGATGACTTTGTCCATCAGCTTGGCGAAGCGTTCTTCCTCAAGCAGCACGCCGATGTTCTGTTTCCACGATGGGTTGTTTGGGTTCGCGCGATCACCACGCATCCACTCGTCCTGCGCGCATTCGCCGAAGTACGCCGTCCAGAACCATTCCGGCGAATAGTCCCATCCCTGCTGCTGGCACAACGCCCTCGCCTGCTTGTCCGCTGCCAAGATCCGCTTTTCACGTTTTGGGGTTACGACGTTTACCCGCTGACAACGGGGTAGCTGGGTATGGTAGGCATGCAGGACTGCGGTCACTAGCTTGGACGGTTTACGAACTGTTGACTTCCCGTTGCCGATATCGTCACCGAGGAGGTCATGCCCGTTTTGTCCAGGGGGACTTACAGGGGGTTTAGCTTTTGATCTTAAATGCTCCTGCTCCTGCTCCTGCTCCTGCTCCTGCTCCTGATAAGGCATAGCCTTCATGAAAGCCTTCGGCAAGGCTTCACGGAAGGATTCGGGTAAGCCTTTCAGGAAGTCTTTAACTCTTTGAAAGTGAAGGTCTCTTAGTTGACACTCTGGTATCAAGTCAACCGAAGAGGCCCATGCCTTTACGACGTTTGGAGACTCTGGAGCGTTGTAATAAAGGAACTTCGGGATACCAATAAAACAAGCCTTCGGATCATGCTCCGCCATACCCTTCTCGAAGACTTCCTGAAAGGCTTCCCGGAAGTCTTCCGTGGACCATTTCATCTCCTCAGCCAGGCCACCTAAGGTTGCTCGCATGGCCCCCACTGCCGTCATCGCCGGATGGGTGAGAAGGAGGAAAAAAACAAGTTTCGCGGGATCGGATAGCTCGCAGAATTTCTTGTCGTTCCAGATCCGTGGATCGATTTTTCGATAGCGGGCCATCAGCGCAGACCCTTCTCGGCTTCCATCCGGGCAATCTGAGCATCGGATCGCAGGCTAATAGCGAGCATCTGGCGCCTATGCAGATCGAGGGCCAGCGCCTTATCGCCGGCATCGTAAGCAGCAATCGCGCGTTGGCTTAGAGACTTGATCGCGGCCTCAAGCGCTTCGTCAGAAGGTGGCCGGAACGGGAGTAGTCGATAGGTCATGAAAATCCCCTGATTTGTGATCCCTGAGAAAGTGGCATCCCCCGGCCGCAGGGTCGGTTTTCGCCGCAGGGATCAGCTACGGCTAGGGGGTGCCAGGTAAAAGGGTATCAGACGGTGATATCGACGATGGAGCCCGGGCGGAACTTGGCGTCTTCCATCATCTGTTCGTACTTGCGCTTGGCTAGAGCCTCGCGGATGCGCTCAACCATCTGCGGATCGGCGGGAACGTAGGGGATTTCGTGGGAATCCGTGGGTGAAGTGTTCATGCGGCTTTCTCCGGCCTGGGCGGCTTACGGCGCGAATTAGCAAGATTAACCAGCTTCTGGCCGATAACGAACGATGGATTCATCGCTCCGGCCTCAATCTTGCTGATGGTTCCTTTGGCGACCCCAATATCGGCGGCGATCTGGATGCGTTTCCAGCCGCGCTCAACGAGGCGTGCAATAGCGATCTGAGGCGTTAGGTTTGTCATGGGGCGGAATATAGGTTTCCTACCCGATTCTTGTCAAGCGATAAAAAGTTTCCTGTAGGGTATTGACAAGATGGTTTCCTATCGATAACTTTTACCCATCGACCACGGCCACCGACGGCCAGCATTGAGGAAATGAAGATGAGCCTAGAAGAAAAACCGTGGGCAATAGTGTGCTTCAACTGCGAATGCTGTAGCAGGTTCGCGGCATCGTCGAAAGAGGCCGAATCGCTTGCGCGCGCCGATGGCTGGGTGCTTGGCATCGATTCCGACAGCGGAAGTATCAATGCTGTGTATGCGTGCCCTGAGTGCGCCGACTTATTGGACGACACAGTTTCAGTTTGACCACCAGCCCATGCCGCTACCTGGTGGCGGTATGTGCGGGCGATTGGCTCGATCCACAACTCACAAGGAACCTAAATGGACATCAACTCTCTCACGATTGGTCAGGCTCGCGAATTGGCCGCATTGTTCGGTAATGCCGTAGCCTCGAAGCCTTCGCCTTTCATCGGCAAATACGTCATCGTTAGAACCTATTCCGCTGGCGTGCATGCTGGTGAACTGGTTAGCCAGGATGGCGATATCGTGGTGCTCAAGGATTCACGCCGTTTGTGGAAATGGAAGGCTAAACAAGGCGTGGCGCTTTCTGGCGTAGCGGTGCATGGCATCTATCGCCACGAAAGCAAAGTAGACGTCATTGTTCCGGAACATATGTTGCTCGGAACAATTGAGGTCATTCCCACTTCTGACAACGCGAAGGATTCCATCCATGGCGCGTAATCGAAAAATGATCGGCAATCCGCATCAGACATTGATTGAGTCCGGGTCCGGGTCCGGGTCCGGGTCCGGGGACGGGTCCGGGTCCGGGGACGGGTACGGGTACGGGGACGGGTCCGGGTACGGGTACGGGTCCGGGT